GAATCAACAATAGTCTTTAAATTCTTTTCGAGTGTTTCAAATATTTCTTCTAAAGAAGAGTTGTTAGAATAAATAAGACGTTTCATATCTATCCCACAAGCTTCCATCATATTTCTAGCACCTGCTTGTTCAACGTCATAATAAATAGCAACACCACCAGCTTTTTGTGTTTTAGCTAATCCAGTAAATGTTAGTGTAGATTTTCCTATAGCTTCTTCTCCATATAATTCAACAGTTCTTCCAGCAGGCCATCCACCATGTTTATCATTATTAGAAATAATAATATCTAATATTGAAGAACCTGTAGGAATCCATACTTTAGTTTCAGCAAACATTTTATCTCCTGTTGTAGCAGAACCTGGAGCTACTGTGTTGTGATCTTTTACTAATTGTCCAAATACTTTATCTAATTCAGACACGGTTTTCTTTTCTTCTTTCATATAATTTAAAGTTTAAAAAAAAAGAGGAAATAAACATTAATGATAACAATAACGTTATTTCCTCTTTTTTAAATGTTAATAAAATTATTCCTTTTTACCTTTTAGAGAGTTAAGTTTCTTACCTTTAGACTCTTCTTTTGGTTCTTCTTTCGATTCTTCTTTATCTTCACTTTCTTCTTCTCTTTCAGCTTGTTTCTTTTCAGCAGCTTCGAGAATTTCTTCTGCATGAGACATATAATCTTGTAACAGAGTGGCTGTTTCTTCAACAGTTTTTTCATAAGTAAGAATTTCAGAAAGAGGTTTAATTTCCTTCATTAACTCTTCAATATTTTCCGGAAGAGTTTTAAGAGATTTTTTATCCAACTTATACATTAATGCTGGATCAGCATCAGGGTCATAAGTTACGATTACTTTTTCAGGATTTTCTAAATCATAAAAAGGTGTTTCATCTTCTTCAAGATTTATTAACCAGTTTTGCATTTGAGAAAGAACTGATTTGCCATAACGAAACCATTGAAGTCCTGCGGTAAGATCGTCTAAATCAACGATAGGAGAATAAAACTCAATTTTCTGTTCGATAGGTTTCCAAAGAGGAAAATTACCTTTCCANTTTTCTTTCTTTAANTCTTCAATAACTTTACAAACTAAACATTCTTCGTTTTTGTTGTACTTGTTACAAGGTAANCCTTTCCATGCTGGATCCATAAGATTTTTGTGCAAAGCCCATTCTAAGAAAGGGTCGCCGGTTTGTTCAGTGGATAAAAACAATAAATTGTTTTTTCCTTTTTTTGCTTTAAAAAATTTTCCGCCTCCACCACCTTTGGCTTGACTTGTCATTCCTTTTAATCTTGCGATTGTTTCTTGTAAACTACTTTTTTGTTCACTCATTTTTTTGTTTTTAATTGTTAATAATGATTTTAATTTTATCACTTAAATTTAATAAAAACTTTTCACAATTTTATTTTTTTTGTATTAAAATATCTTCTTCAAAAACATAAGGAATAGCATAAGATAATTCTCCTTCCCAACATGATTCCAAACATTCGAGTTCGAGAAGCTTGGCGCATTTCTTAGTTAATGTATACGACATAGGAATTTTTTCATGTAAATAAAAAAGAAGATAAAATTTATTTTTATAATACCCTAAAACATATTTACATTTTCTAAAAATTTTCTTTTTTGAATATACTTTTTCTTTAAAAGAAGAAGAGAGTGTTTTGTGTATAGTTAATAATAAATTATCTGGACAATCAGATTGTACGTCAATATTTACATTATCTTCAAAAAAAGAAACATTAATAAAATATAATTTTTTAGGAAGATAAAATATACAAGCTTCATCACCGTTTTTTACACCTTTCAATCTTATAATTGACCTTTTTTTTTCTCCAAGCATGATTATTTGTTTAATAATATCATTCTACTTATATTGTCTTTTATTCTTTGTTGTTCTTGTCTATATTCCATTTCTTCTTTATATTCTGAAGTAAGTGTATAGAGTCGACACGCATTACAACAATGTTTTCTTTTACCCGCCAATGAAGGTATTACCCAAAATATTTTACCGCAAAATATATTTTGACACTTAGCAGGAACTTTAGCAATCCTTTTCGCAGCATGTTTTCTTAACATTTTAAGTTTAATGTACAAATACTTACACTTATCTGAACAAAATCTTGCTTTACCTTTTTTATAAGGATAAGTTTTTAACACTTCACCACATTGTTCGCATTGAAAAAGTATTTTTTGTTTTTTAGGAAAGGGCATTAAGTTATTTTTATTGATTTTTTTATAAAAATTATTTTTAAATTTAAGTAAATTTTTATAATATGAAGAAAAGAATTGGAAAAGTAAATTATATAGTAGAAGTCGGAGATATAACTAAAATTTCTACTGATATTTTATTTCTTTGGACAGTTGGCAAATTAAATCAAGGAGATCCAATTTGGAAGAAAATACATAGAGCAGCAGGATCTGTATTATATGAAGATGGTCTTATGTCTCTAACTCAATATGGAATTAAAGATTTAACAGGAGAAACTTTTTTACCACCTTCTCGCTGTATTGTTTCAAGGGCTGGATTTTTAGATGTCTATCATATTATACAATGTATATTACCTAATAAAAAAGTAAAAGAAGAAAACAATGTTAAAGATATGTTTTTAACTCGTACTTTTCAAAACGCTTTAATGTTAGCCGACACCGTAGCTAGTGCAGAAGTTCCTATGTATAAATTAACCTTTTATCCAATTTCAGAACTTATATGCGGAGAAATAACCGAAGAAAATGTTAAGACTTTTTGGAAAATGATTTTAGAATTAAAAAACTTTAAAGAGATAAAAATGATATGTGAAAACGAAAAGGAATATAAATTTTATTCTTCTATCCTTGAAAAAATGACAACTCCAAAGTGGGAGCGTATTTTAAATAAAGTTTTTAAAAATAAATTTTAAAATTGTGAATGAAGTTAAACAAAAAATTTTAGAGTACGAAGGTTGTAATCCTTATATTAAAGTTTTAAAAAATCTTTTAAATAAAGGAGAAGAGCTTTCGCCTATTCAAGTTGATTTCGCAAGAAAACTCCTTTTTACTTCTGCTATAAAAAACCAAGATAGAGATGCTTTACCTTTACCAGAAATTAAACAGTTTGATATTGCCTGGGATAAATATAATAACAGAATGCCTTTCGATTTTCAGAAAGAAGGCATTAATTGGCTATTAAATAAGGATCGTGTTATTTTAGCCGATGAAATGGGCTGCGGCAAGACGTTACAAGCGATTATAGCAGCATTAGAGTGTGATTGTAAGAAGATATTAGTTGTCTGCCCTAACTCTTTAAAATTAAACTGGAAGAAAGAATTAGAGTATTTTGTTCCAACTTCTGATATTATTATAATTAAAAAAGATTATATTAAACCAACTAAATTTTTAATTATAAACTATGAAAAACTTTTAAAGTTTTGGGAATTGTTGATTAAAGAAAAGTTTGATTTAGTTATAAGTGATGAGGCACATTATATCAAGGCAGGTCATAAGTCTAAGAGGGGAAAGTTCTTTTTAAAAATAAGTAATAAGATTTCTAAAGTTTGGTTATTAACAGGAACACCTATTTCAAATCGACCTATTGATTATTTTAATCTTTTAAAAGTTTGTAAGCATGAATTAGGTAGAAGAAAAGATGAATTTGGCCAACGCTATTGTGGAGGTATTATGACTAATTGGGGTCCAGATTTGACAGGTGCTTCAAACTTAAAGGAATTATATTTTAGAACACAAGATATAATTTTAAGAAGATTAAAAAAGAATGTTTTAGATTTACCACCTAAACAAAGAGTTCCAATTTATTTCGAAGCAAGTGAAAAGCGTAATAGAGAATTAAAAGCGTTTGTGCAAAATAAGTTTAATGAAATTTACGAAGGTATTACAGATCCTGAATCTGAACATTATTGTAAAAATATTGAAGCAGGGGAAAAGTTTTATTGAATTGTCTGCCAATAGAATGTTTACCGCTTTAGAAAAAACAAAAGATGGTTCAATAGAAGAATTGATTGAAAGTTGCTTGGATGCAAATAAGAGAGTTGTCTTATTTACAAACTATACATCTGTTATTAATGCTTATAAAGAGATATTCAAAGAGAAAGCAGTTATATTAGACGGTAGAGTTAAAATTGAAGATAGGCATAAAATAATTGAAAATTTTCAAGCTAATAAAGGCGCTGATATTGTTTTAGCTAATTTTAAAGTAGGTTCAGTTGGTATTAATTTAACTTCCGCCGAAGTTGCTATCATAAATGATTTACCTTGGGATCCTGCAACTTTAGCACAAGCTGAAGATAGAATATTCAGAATAGGGCAAACTAAACCTGTTACAATATATTTTCCAATTTATGATGAAACAATAGACGCTATAATGTTTAAATCTATTAGAGGAAAAATAGATAATATAGATGTTGCTATAGATGGGGAAAAAGGTTTAACTGTATTCCAAAGCGGCAGTGTTATGAATGAAGTATATAATCAAATTAAAAAGAATTTATGAATATTTTAATCCCGTTTTCTGGTGGCTTGGATTCCACTTATTTAGTGTATAAAACTTTAAAAGAAGGTAATAACCCTATACTTGTTTATTTTGAAATTATAAATAATTTAAATAAAACACGAATAGAGCTAATTCATAGAAAAGAAATAAAAAAGGAGTTAGAAAAACATTTTCGTATTGATAGTATACTTCGAAAACAAATTGATATAAAAGATCTTGAAGTGCAAACAAAAATTGAGATTTCAGGTCGAGTAAATGAAAGTTATATTTTAGTTCAACCTCCTATTTGGATTTACGGGATTCATTCGGTAAGTGAAAGTATATATGATAAAATCCAAATAGCTTATGTTTTAGGAGATTGTGCAATATCTTATTTAGAAGATATTCAAAATCTTTATAAAGCTTATACTCCGTTTGTGAGAAATAAAATTGATAATTTAAAGCCATTGGAATTTCCTTTAATAAAATATGCTAAAGAAGAAATTGCAAATGATTTACCTGATACAATTTCAAAATTAACTTGGAGTTGTGAATGTCCTGTTGTTATATTTGAAGATGATAATTATTTTGTTTATTCAAATTGTAATAGTAAAAAATCTAGTTACTCTTGTGCAGCTTGTGAACATAGTCCTAATAGAGGAAAGAAGTATTGTATATATAGAAAAAAAGATTTATTAACAGAAGAAAAAAGATTAATTGTTTTAGATGAGTGGGATTTTATTGAAAATATAAAACAACATCCTTATTTGAAAACAAAGAATAAAATTAAAGAAGAAGCAAATTCTTTAATGGATAAAATGGAAATTATGCCTGCTGGCATAAAAAAATTACAAATAAGTGAACAATTATCTTTAAATTTAGACAACCCACAAATCGAAAGTTGTGAAGACGAAAGTTGTGAAGAAGATTGTTATGATAAGTTGGAAAGTTAAAAACACATTATATGATATCCGCAAAAGACATATTTTTTGAAATAAGAGCTAAAGAAGCTCAAGAAGATACAAACCCGCTAGAAGAAATTATTGATTTTGAATCTTAGGAAACTCGAAAATTTTGTTCTGTCGGATAATTATTAAATTCAATATATTCATTATTGTTAAATATTTTATCGAAACATATCTTGAATACTAAATTAAAACGTTCTTCAAAGGTATTATTCAAGATAGAATCTAATAATTCCTTTACTTCCGACATAGTGTATGTGTAAGAATAAGTATTGATTTCTTTCCTTAAAATACTCAAAGATTTTAATCTTGAATAATTAAGTGTTCCTAATTTTTTAATTTGAAATTCTAAATTTTCCATATTTAAAACGTTAATATCAATTTATTCCTCCACTATCACAGGGTCAACATAAAACCCCATTCCGTGCGCTTTTTCAAATTCGTATTGACGCTTCTTAGCCCCTTCTCTTGTTTTATGAACAAACATAAGTTGATCTTCTGGCGAATATAACCCATATAATATTCTTTTTTCATCAAGTTGTCCTGTTTTTAATACTTGCTGTTGTAGTATTATATTAACATCGCACAATAGGTTTCTCAACTCTCCGGTAGGTGTTTTATTAATTTCAAACTCTACCTTTTTTATTAATTCTTGTGTCATTTTGTCCATTTTGTTGTTGTTTTAATTATAGTATAAAGATAATGTATAATTACCTAACTTCCAAATTTAAAATGTAACTTATTAATAGTCAACGCGAATGTAAAATTAAATGAAATAAGTTTGGAAGTTGAGTAAATAACCTATATCTTTAGGATACAAACAAACAAAAACAACTGATTATGTCAAAAAAAGATGTCCTTATTAATTTCTTAAAAAGCAATCCGATTGCTAATAAAAAGCAAGCTTTTGAAACTGCCATTGCAAATAACATTGAATGTTCTTACGCGTATTTTAACCATATATGGAATGCTCAGTCTTTAGAAAATGAAGTGGCAGTACAAACGCACAATGAAGTAGTTACAAACCAACCACATGAAGTAAAGCTTACTAACATTGGTGAAATTGTTTTTGGCGATGAAATTCTTATTCCTATTAAATCTAATACTATATTAGATGAATTGATTTCAAATGATAAAGGTATTATGCCTGCTACTGTTACCGTAGTTCCTGGCGAATCTGGTGTAGGTAAAACAACTGTTCTTCTTCATCATTTTTCACAAATTAAAAAAACAAGTCCTGAAAAAACCTTACTTTATGTAAGTTCGGAAATGAATTCAATTCATATTTTTAAATACAGCAAACGCATTGATCTTAATGGTGTTAACTTGCTTATGTTAAGTGAAAGCGTTTCACCTCAGAAAGATTTTGAGGCTATTCTTAGTGAAGGATGGGATGTTGTATTGCTTGATTCGCTTGCAGATACAATAAACAAAATTCGCCTTGAAACAGGAATGACTGAAAAAGCTGCTGAATCTTATGTACTTGGTACAATGGATAGTGTTCGTCGCGGAAACAATAAGAAAAATAAATATACTGCTTTCCTTTGCACTCATCATATGACTAAAGGAAAAGAATATACAGGTTCAACCAACCTTAAACATATGACTGATGCAATGATGGAACTTCGCACAGATGCAGTAAGTATGGAAGATTTTTACATTTCTTACAGTAAGAATCGCGATGGTAAAAAGAATGTTAAACTTTATTTCACTATTGGAGATTCAGGTGTTGAATATAATGAAAATCGTTATCGCAAAGATAGTGAAGTACGCGAAAAGATTGGTGAAGCTCGTAAAGCTGTTGATAAGAACGAAAAAGACTTCGAGCGTCTCTTTCTGACAACTTCTAACGAGGAAGTTGAAACTGAAGAAGTTACAGATGATTTTGTAAATTCTTCATATTAAATTTGGAAGTTGAGTAAATATACATTATCTTTAGAGTAATAATAAACTTAAAAACAACGACAATATGAACTACGAAAATTTTAAAAGAGCAGCTCTTGAAAAAGAACCTCTGACTTATAAAGTCAACATTTCTGACGTTGAATTAATTTCTGACCAGTTAATTTCAGTAAAAGGATTTCAGATTCCTATGAAGTTTGCGGTTTTGAAAGATTTCGCTAAATTGCTAAAAGTGCCTGTTTCAATTATGAGTACTTTCGACCAGAGTATTGGTAAGGAAGGTAAAATGAAGTTTTTGAATTTCATCAAACAGTCACTTAGCACAAACAAAAATTTGATGATTACGCTGGTAGCTAATCGCGAATCAAAAAGCATTGTTGCTGTTCACACGGGTGATATTCTTCCTTACGAAATTTACTTCCGTATTTTTGAAGACCTGATGAACAAGTATCCGTTTGAAATTAAAGACCTTGTTATTGCTGATGAAAAAATTTCAGTATCAACAATTCTTCGCGAAAGAGAATTTAATGTAGGCGGAATTGATGCTGAAAGTTTTTATCCTGGNTTTACCTTTTCACAAGGAATGACTTCGGGAACTGCACTTGATTCTTTCATTTATCGCTTAGTTTGTTCAAATGGAATGATTGGTCGCGATTATAACGACCCTATCAAATTTGGGCCTACCAACCTTCTCAATTACGATTCAATTGCAACTGATTTCTTCAACCGTATTGATAAACTCGCCGCAAATGGACTAATGCCTCAGTCGTTTGTTGAAAATGTAACACGTGCACAAAATACTAAAGCAAGTTTTGCTGAAGTTAAAAGTGCAGCTGCACTTATCGAAAAAAGTTCAGTTAAGGCCCACGATTTCATTGATAGTTTTGTTCCGGTAAATGTTGCCAAGTCGCAACTTACAAAAATGGGTGTTGAACTTAGTAAACTTAACGCACAGCAGGAAAAAAGCATTGTAACCAATTCTACCGTATGGGGTGTGGTAAATGGAATAACTGATTTCGCAAGTCATGATTATGGTTTTAATGTTAGTCCTGATAGTAAGTTGAAACTTCAGGTTCAAGCAAGCGGAATTCTTAGTCGTAAAGGTTACGATACCGAAAATGTACTTAACATTAATCTGAATAATAAGTAGTTTGTTGTTTGTTTGTTGAAAAGGGGGAGCTAATCAGTAGCTCTCCTTTTTTTATTAAATTTAAGAATGAAAATAGGTTATATTATAGGAGGAAGCGAACATCCTTTATTACAAACTATAGCTGCTGTTGAAATAAAAAAATTTCAAGGGCGAAAACCTATTTTAGTTGTTGGTGTCGAAAAGGCTTACGAGTTATATCCTAATATTAAATTAGATAATAAAATTATTGATGATGTTAATTTAATTTATTATTGCTTTTCAAAAGGAGAATCTGAAGAAAAATATATAGAAAATCTATCTAACTTTATTGATAATTGTTTTGAAACTTATTTTAAACAATGGGAAGTTATTAACATAAGTAATTTAAAAGATATTAAAAGCCTATCTAATAAAATTTTTGTTTATGAAACAGAAAATGTTTTAACAATAACAACTGAAAATATAATTTATTATATCAACAAAGAAATATATAATTTTTTTAACAAAGTTCAAATAAGTACAATTTTAATAAAGAGTATTTTATTATCAATAAATTCTAATGTTGAAATAATAGCTTGGGATAAATTTAACTATTTTGGCGCTTATTTAAAATCTTATAATGACTATCATGAATTAAACTATGTATTGAAAACGTATAAGCAATTTAAGAATTTCAATTTATATGTTGGAGCGTTATGTTTAAACTGGCTAAAAGACTTAGGAAAATCATTTAAGATTGACTCTAACGAACTTTCTACATGGCAAAGAGCATACTATATAGAGAACTACTTATCGTGCGTTAGAATTAAGATAAATGAAGAAATATTAAAGAATTACGCCTCTATAGAAACCAATACAATGATGCAAACTATTTTTAAGCATTCTATAAATGGTTATGTTAAGCAAAATTATAATGGAACAAATAAAATAACAGGTCGAATGTATGTTGTGGATAACGAATTTTCGTTACAAACACTTCCACAAAAATATAAAGATATCATAATAGCTGAAAATAATTGTACTTTAATTGAAGTGGATTATAATTATTTTGAATTTATGTTATTATCTCAATTGTCAGATTTAAAATTTGAAGGAGATCCTCACCTTCATTTATCTAACGAATTATTTGGAGATAGTAAACATAGACATATAACTAAAGGAATCAACTATGGATTATTATATGGACAATCAATTAAAAACATTTTAAAAAACATTTATGAAACTCATACAAATATAAAATTAGAAGAAGAAGAATTAACTTATAAGTTAACGGATACAATAAAATGTTTAGATATTCTTAAAAACAAACTAGAAGAAGAATATAAAAAGTTCGACTGTATTAAAAATCATTTTAATCGCTCTATATATCCAGAAAAAGAATGGGCGTTGGTTAATAATTATATTCAATCAACAGCCGCAGATTTTGTTATTGTTAAAATAGAAAAATTAATTCAATTATTAGAACAATACAATTCTAATAATAAAATAGTATTACAAAATCACGACTCTATTTTATTCAATTTAAACAACGATGATATGAATAATACTAATTTATTGGATGAAATAGATGAAATATTATCTTCACCAGAAAATGATTTAATAGCTACTTATAAATTTAAAAGTGGTTCTAATTGGAGAGATTTGTTTTAAATTTTTTATATTTAAAAAAAAAACAATAATGACACTAAAAGATTTTGAAAAAATAATTAACGGAAATGAAATAACAACCTATAGAGAAGATTTATTACTTCCCGAAGGTTTATCACCAGTAGATGGAGATGTTAAATTTCATGATTTAAATTTAAAATATGATATAAACATTATTCAAAACAAACAAGGAATAACGGTTGAAATTTTAAATATAAGAGGAATATTACAATATACTGTATCTTCAGATCTGGGAGAAGATTCAGACAATTCAGTTGATTTATCCACACTTAAAGCAAATTTTATAGATAANGAATATAGTTCAGCTAATTATTATATTAGAGAAGTNGAAATTGATTTCAAAAACCAAACAGTAACTTATGAAATTTAAATTTGGAAGTTAAGATAATTATACTTATCTTTAGAAAATAATTTAAATTAAGGAGTTTTATGTTCAAATTTTTAATTAGACTTTTGGAGTTGTTTCTAAAAAGAGATACTCCTTTCATTCCAAATGAAAATTATAAACAAAATTTGGAGCTTTATAAGCTTCATCACAAACAAGCTCTCTATCATTATAAACAAATACGCAAAGAGTATTTAAAAAACTTAATTACTCATAACAAATATAGAATTATGAGAATTGTTAGTGTGAGTAGTATTGTCTTTATTGCTCTTTATTTCACCTTTTCAAATTACTACCCTAAACTTATTCATTCATTTATTCCCTCTAACTTAGAAGCAACTATTAATAATGATTCAACAGTTGTTATTAAAAATATTGTTAATCCAAATTTAACTTTATACTTAGATGCTATTGCAGCTACAGAAACACCTATTAAAGATATAAATAAAAACAGAATCTTTGATTGGGAGGATACTTTAAAAGCTTATAAAACCATTTGTTATGATTCTACTTCATCGGCTATAGGAAGATATCAAATGACAAAAGCTGCTAGGCAAGCCGTTGGCTTGGGAGGGGTTTCTGATAATGTATTTTTAAATTGGCCTGAATTACAAGATATAGCATGTTATAAATTTCTTCAAATTAATCATAACACAATGAAGAGTTTTATAAAAAAGTATGAAGGTCAAGTTATAAACGGTTATTATTTAACCGAAACTGGAATGATTTCTTTAGCTCATGCTTTAGGAGCTAACGGCGCTATGACATGGATTTCTAATGGATGTAAACCTAACCAACTACCTTCTGGAGCTCCCAAGGCGGATAGAAGGCTCACTTTTCAACGATACCGCATTACAATGAAATAAAATGATAAAAAAAACTTATGTGATCTCGGATATACACGGTTGTTTAGAAGAATTTAATAATGTATTAACACAAGTTAATTTCAATAATGAAGAAGATAAGTTAATTTGCTTAGGAGATGTTTGTGATAGAGGGTCAAATGTTAAAGGTTGTATTGATCGTTTAATGCAAATAAAAAATCTTGTTTATATAACAGGCAACCATGATTTATGGACGTTACAATTTTTAACAAAAAAAATTGATAAATACGCAGAAGAAAGTTGGTGGAAACACGGAGGAGAAAAAACAATGCAATCATTTAAAGGTATAGATACAACTCCATATGTTGAATTTTTATCTCAAGCTAAACCTTATTACATAGATGAAGAAAACAGGTGTTTTGTTCACGGCGGGTTTGATACTAATTTTCCAATAGAATCTCAATCAATAGAAAGTTTAGTTTGGGATAGAGAGTTATATGAAGAAGCACGATATGTTGAAAGTTGTGGTTTTAAAGATAAGATATCTACTTATAAGGAAATATATTGTGGACACACCCCAACTCAATATATAGACGATAAAGATATTCCTTTAAATTTTTTAAATTTATGGTGTATTGATACTGGAGTTGTATATAAAGGAAAACTTACAATTATGGATGTAAACACGAAAGAGTTTTGGCAAGTAAACAAATTATAAAAAAACAATGAATAAAAAATTTGATTTTGACGATATTCTTATTGAAGGGGAAAGTGTTTCTAACATTGATTCTAGACGCGAAATAAATGTATATGATGATAAAGGAATGCTTCCTTTGTTTACAGCACCAATGCTTTCAGTTGTAGACGAATATAGCCATCATTTTTTTGCTACTAATAAAATATATTCTATAATTCCGAGAGGAGTTAATTCTCCCTACACTAATAGTCATAAGCGTAAGTTTGTTGCTCGTTCTTTAGAAGAGTTTAGGCTTTCTTTTAATGTAAGACATGTTTTAAGATTAGAAGATTCAATATATGTTTGTGTTGATATTGCTAACGGTCATATGAAGAAACTACACGATGAAATAAAAGAAGCTAAAGGTTTATTTGAAGATAAAATAATTATTATTTCTGGAAATGTAGGTTCTCCTGGTGCTTTTAGAGAGTTAGCTAAAACAGGTGTTGATTATATTCGTTGTGGAATAGGAAACGGAAATGGTTGTTTAACAACTCAACAAACAGGTGTTGGTTATCCTATGGGTTCTTTAATAGCAGAATGTTCTAAAATAAAAAAAGAAGAAGGGTTTGATGTTAAAATAATTGCTGATGGTGGTTTTAAAAAATATGCTGATATTATTAAAGCATTAGCTTTAGGTGCTGATTATGTTATGTTAGGTAGTATATTTAATAAAGCATTAGAAAGCGCAGGGATAACTTTTGACAATGAAGACAAAACTATATCCCAATATGATTCAAACACAATCGAATCTTTTTTAAATGGATATTCTTATTATAAAGAATTCTTTGGAATGTCAACCAAAACAGCTCAAAAGTTAATGGGTAAAAATGTTGATAATCTTCAAACTTCAGAAGGAATTCACACAAAACAGCAAGTNGAATATACTTTAAAAGGATGGGTTGATAACTTTGTTCATTATTTATCTACCGCAATGAGNTATACAAATTCTAGAAANCTAAGTGATTTTCAACAAGTTAACTATAATCTTATAACAGAAAACGCTTATAATAGNTATAAAAAATAGTAAAATAATTAGGAAGTTTATTGTTTTTATATTATCTTTAGAATACAAACAATAAAACAACAGATTATGTTAAAGAAAACTGTTATTCTCAATTTCCTAAAAGAACATTCTTTTAACGATAAAAAAACAGCTTATTCTAACGTTAGGAGTCATGCAGTTTCTTGTTCTCCTTTGTATTTTACACACGTTTGGAGCTTATATCAATCACAGTCAGTTTCACAAAAAGTTGAAACTCCGAGTGTTATAACAAAATTCAACAATATGACAGATGTTGAAATTCACACTAAAAACTTAATAAAAAAACATTTAGGCGATGATTGGAGGTTTGAATGGCACAATAGGCGAAATGCTGCTGGAACTTGTTGGCAAACTCGTCAATTAATACAGCTTTCGAGCTTAATATCAAGTCTTAATCTTCATGATTTTAATTTTATTAACAACACTATTCTTCACGAAATAGCCCACGGTTTAAATTGGATAAGAAATCATGGCCGCGGGCATGATTATAGATGGAAGCAGATTTGCTATGAAATAGGTTGTAGTGGGCAAAGGTGTTATGATTCAAATGCTGTTGTAACTCCTATAGGAAGATATAAATATGTTTGTCCTAAATGTGGACATATTTCATATTCGCAAAAATTAAGAACAAGGCAATATGCTTGCTCTAGTTGTTGTAAAAAATATAATAATAATCGTTTTGATTCGAGATTTGTTTTACAATTAACACATTAAAAAAATAATATGACTTACGAAGGGTGTAAAGCAGCAGTCGCTAAAAAGCATAAATTAGGCAAAACTTTAGTTACAGGTCATTTGGCTAAATATTTTGAAGAAGCAGCTATGATGTTTGCCGAAGAGTTAAAAACCAAGTAGAAGAATTAAAAGAAGAAACATTTCATTTAAAGTTACAAATAGAAAGAAACAAATGGTAATAATTGGCGATGTACATGGAGATTGGAATGGAATTTCTTTTCAAATAAGAAAATTCAATATCAAAAAAACTAACTTTATTCAAGTTGGAGATTTTGGTATTGGTTTTGGTCGCAATGATACAGATAATCTAAAAACTCTTAATTATTGGTTAGTCACTTCCAATTGTATGTTATATGTATGTAGAGGCAATCACGACAATCCTGGATTCTTTGATATAGATTTATGGGATAGGTTTTCAAATGTTAAATTTGTTCCCGATTATACTGTATTAACTATTGAAAAGAAAAAGGTTTTATTTATTGGTGGAGGTATAAGTATTGACAGATCTCAAAGAATTGAAAACAGAGATTATTGGAAAGGTGAAGGAGTTGTTTTTGATTTAGAAAAAATTAAAGAAATTGCTCAAGGAATTAATGTTATTATTTCTCATTCAGCACCTCAAACATTTCCTCCTACAGTAATAGGACAAATTGTTTATAATTGGGCTTTAAAAGATCCTAATATTTTAGATGANGTAAGAATGGAGAGAATAAAATTTCAAGAAATATGTGATGAAATAATTAAATTAAATCCTAAAAAAAGAATTAAATGGGTTTATGGACATTTTCACCATTCTAAAAACTCTGTATATAAAAACATTGCTTCTCGTTTATTAGATTGTAATGAATGGTTTGAAATAAAATAATATGGAGTTTAAAAATATACAGCAAGTTGAAAAATATGCTTTAAGAATACTTAAAAAGTATTGTAAACATTCTTGGAGTATTGATTGGATGAAAAGAAAGAGAGTAGCTGGCATGTGTTCTCCTGCGTTTTATACTGTTCATTTTTCAAAAATATTATTTGAATTAAATATTAAGAATACTGATTTTATAACCAATACTGTTTTACACGAAATAGCTCATGCTATAGATTATGAAAGAAATAAGAAATCAGGTCATGATCCTACATGGAAAGCTATTTGTCAAGAATTAGGGATTGAACCTGAAAGATGTATTTTTGAATCAGATATTATAATGCCTGGAAAATATTTATATCAATGTCCTGTATGTAGTTTTAAACTAACACGTTCAAGAAGATATANAGATCGTGCTGCTTGTCCTTTTTGTTGTAAAAAATATAATCATGGAAGGTTTTCTGATAAATATTTATTGCAATTAGTTGGAAGTTAACTAAATAATTAATATCTTTAAAAAAATGTAATATTATGACAGAAATTAACAAACAAATAAACGAGTACAGAGCTAGATTTAAAACTGACTTGTATGAAGACTTGATAAAATATGCAAATGACAGAGATGAAAATGTACAAAAAAATTTTTTAAACTTTAGAATAATGCATATAAAGAAACCAAAAAATCAATGCGAAGGTGCTTATTGGAATACAGTAAACAACCCAATAGGGAAAATAAGCATGGAGTTCTTTCTTATACTTTGTACTGGCTTACCTTTAGAATTTGTATTATTTAAATTAGTTAAAGAAAGAAATGTAATAAAACCTGGTTTAAAAGTTAAATAACATGTTTATAATAAAAGGAAAATATACAGGTCAATGTACAGAATATAATAAATTGAAATTAGGATGGAAGAACGATTAATATCATTTGAAACAGCTAAATTAGCTAAAGAAAAAGGGTTTGAAATAAAATGCAATCATTACTATTTTGATGATGGTAAATTAATACAACATCGTACTTCTATAGAAGATAATGAATATTATACTCCAACTCAATCATTACTTCAAAAATGGTTAAGAGAAAAACAATCATTGTTTGTTTTTGTTTTTGCAAACACTTATGAAAATAATGAGGAATTTGACAACCCTGATACAAAAGAAGATTTTATAAAACCTAGTGCTTATTATTATCAAATAAATCTTCGTGGGTGTAATATTCCTTTTAAAACCTACGAAGAAGCATTGGAGGTAGGTTTATACGCAGCTTTAAGGTTAATCAAATGAATAATACAATAAACAAAGGTGATTTAGTTCTTTATTGGGACACTAAAACTATTAAACAAGGCAATAGGGTTAAATCTATTAAAGTTGGCCTTGTAGGAAAATGGGATGGAGAAAAGGTTATATGTAATGATAAAGAACATACAACAATAAGAAATAAGGAATGGTTAACAAAAGTAAATGATTTAATAAAACAAAAATATGAAAGCAATAGCAATCGAAAAACTTTTAAAGGGTTTATCAGACAATTTTTTAAATTCAATTAAAGANGAANCNTTAAAAGAAGAAGTTAANAATAATTTCTTNATNGCNGGAGGTTGTATTCCTTCAATGATGTTAAATGAATTTGTTTCCGATTTTGATATCTATTTTACAAATAAAGAAACTGCTGATAAAATAAGAGAATATTATTTTAAACTTATTTTACCAGGTTCTAATTCTCATCCTCCTTATAATGTAAAAGTAGAAGGCGAGTTTTATAAAATAACTTATAACGAAGAAGTAAAAAAGAATTCTTTCTTACCTATTTTTATTTCTCTTCAAGCTATTACATTAACAGATAAAGTTCAATTAATAACTAAGTTTTATGGCGAACCTAAAGATGTAGTAGAAAACTTTGACTGGGCTCATTTAAAATCTTATTTCAAATATCCCAAACTGTTTATACATGATTCTACTTATCGCTTAATCAATGAAAAAGAATTAATATATACAGGTTCTAAATATCCTTTATCATCGTTCCTACGCACTCGTAAGTATATTAAAAAAGGTTGGACAATATCAGCTAAAGAAAGTTTAAAGATAGCTTTAGAATTAGCTAAATATGATTTGACAGATTTAATTGTTTTAAGAGATCAATTAATGGGTGTTGATCCTCTTTATATGTTAAGTGTTTTAAAAGAAATAGAAGGTAAAAAATGGGAATCGATGAACTAATTGAAAAATTAGACAATTTAGAAGGATTTGATTTATAACAAATTAAAAATTATTTTAAAAAATAATTCAAAAAATATTAGGAAGTTTAATATATTATTTTTAAATTTAGGCATATTTAAAAGAAATCGATAAGATGAAAAACAGTTATATGAATACAAGTCTATGTTTAGAACGCACAGCACAACCAGCTGGTGACGGATATTATATATATGGCCTGAGATGAAATAACTTTTATAATAAAGAATAAACGCTCGGGTCAAATAAAAAAGATTCGAGCGTTTTTTTTTAAGGTTCTTTTGAAATAATGATTACGGGGTGTTCCACAGATGGTAGAGCGCCTTAAAATATAACTTCTACATTTAATTGTAGAATGTTCTTTGACATATTGAGATAATGATTAATACACAAGTTGTAATGTATTTTATTTACAACTTGTGATTTCGCCGATGTGGTGTAAACAGGTAGCATACGTGCTTTGGGAGCACGGGGAGTAGTTCAAATCTAACATCGGCGACATTAAGAAATAATAGGTTTAAAACACGCAAACTCGAAAAGAATTCTATATTTTAAATATGGGGTAGTAGCTCAATTGGCTAGAGCACTTGATTTGCATTCAAGAGGTTAGGGAATCATGCTCCCTCTGCTCCACAATCCCGTTCGCCTAAAGTAGGACAAAGTGCTTCAAGCTGAGAAATAGAGGTTAACGTTCTCTACGGGATTTTTTGTTGGGTTGGCCGAGAGGATAGGCGCCGGTCTGCAAAACCGGTTACATTGGTTCGAATCCAATACTCAACTCTGAAAAATAAAATTATTTTTAAATAAAATTTGGAAGTTTAGAAATAATAAATTATCTTTAGAGTATTAAAAGGTTATTTGACATATTGGGATAATATTAAAAATTTAGCGGCAGACATTGGTTCGAATCCAATTGGGCCGTCGAGAGACGGCTTATCGTCTAGAGGCTTAGGATAGCTGCGTGTTATTTAAAGAAAACAAACCGTTTGCGGTTTTCTTAAACTTGGTTGAATAAAGTAAACTGGGTAAAGTTTTTAACGCAAACAAATTGGGAGTTTATACCGTAAGTAGTAGCGGGACAGACTGTAAATCTGTTGTTCATAGAACTCGGGTGGGGCAGCTCCATCAACTCCCACAAATACCGCTCGTCGTATAATGGTTATTATATCGCACTGTCTATGCGAGGAAGGGGTTCGAATCCCACGAGTGGTGCAAAAGAAGGTATACAGCAACAAATAAACAATTCAAATTTTGGTTTTGAAAAACGAACTCCTTCTGTATTTTGCGAGGTGTAGCTTAATTGGCAAAGCATCTGCCTTCCACGCAGAGAAAAATTTATCCAATTATACTTCTATAAAGTAAAAATAAAATACTGCAGAAATCGCATAGTGGCCGATTGCGCTAGCCTTCCAAGCTAGAAAGATAATATCACATCGTGAGTTCGAATCTCACTTTCTGCTCTAAAAGTTCTAACAGCTGCTTCGAGCAAAAAAGAAAAAATGGTGAAGGTTTAAAAAAAGCTTATAGAAGAGGTAAAAGACTATCGGGAAGTGAAAGGTATAAATTATTATCTTCAGGCCTAAAAAAGAGAATGAACTGGAATAAGGGCTTAACTAAAGAAACTAGCGAAAGTGTAAAAAAATATTCTGATAAATTAAAAGCAAAATATAAAAGTGGCGAGTTGATAGGTAGTTTTAAAGGGAAACACCATTCACTAGAAACAAGACAAAAACAATCCTTAAAAGCTTGTGAAAGAAACAATGGATTTGTAAAAACAAAATACTATGAGGTTTTTTGTCCATATGAAAGTAAGAATGTTAAGGTTCAAGGTTCGTATGAACTAGCTTATGTTAATTATCTAAATAAAAATAATATCAACTGGGTTAGAAATAAAACTATAAATTTAAAATATAAATTAAACGAAGACGATTATATCCACACTTATTACCCAGACTTTTACTTACCAAATACTAATGAATATATAGAAATAAAAGGTTATTGGTGGAAGAGTGAAGACGGAAGGGTAGATGATAAAAGAAAAATGAATAAAGTAATTGAATATAACGAAGATAAAAAAATAATAATTTTAATGTTTGAAGATTTAAAAAGATTAAAAGTTCTTTAAACGCCCTTGTGTTGTAAAGGTAGCCAAGGTGGACTTAAAATCCACTGATCAGTAATGGTCGTACCAGTTCGAGTCTGGTCAAGGGTACAGTCTCAGTTCGAATCTGAGGGGAGCTACAAAAAACATGCTGCAAGGGCTTGACTCCATAAATGTTGTAATTTGTAAAATGTCATGTTCTTGCAGCTCCATGGTGCGTTCGTCTAATTGGTAGGATATCTCCCTTTCACGGAGAAGATTTTACGGGTTCGAGCCCCGTACGCACTACCCTTGGGTTTTTAAAAATTTTTCTATATTTATAATAAAATATAAAGAATGGAAAATGAATATTATGTTTATGTTTATTTAGATCCTAGAAAACCAGGTGAGTTTACTTATGGAGAATTTAAATTTGACCATGAACCTTTTTATATAGGAAAAGGAAAAGGTTTGAGGATATATTCACATTTAAAAGATAAATCTAAAAATTATAAGACTAATAAAATAAAAA